GAATATTAAAATAGAAGAATTTACTCAAATATTAAAAGGTATGGGTAAGCAAATAAAATAAATTATGCCGGAATTAAAACGTAGTTTTCAAGCCGGAAAAATGAACAAGGATTCAGACGAAAGACTTGTTCCTAACGGTGAATATAGAGACGCAATGAACATCCAAGTTAGAACCACTGATGGCGGTGGAGATGACATTGGTGATGCTGGTACTGTGCAAAACATAAAAGGTAACTCTTTAATAGAACCTACAGCTCATCTTCAATTTGGATTTACGTCAAGTGTAATTGCTGGTGCAAATACCAATAGTGTAATAGGTAGTGTTGCTGATGAAAAAACAAATTCTATTTACTTCCTTATAGCTGGCGCAAATCTTAGAAGAGTTATAAATAGTCCAACTGAAATAGTTGAGAAAAAATTATTTATAGACACTATACTTGAAATAAAAGAAACCTCATCTGGAGCACAAAGTACTCCGGTTGTTGTAGACAAGTATGCTATAGTAGATACTTATTCAAATGTTTTCGGAACAATGGGACCTAATGGAGTTAATCCATATCAACAGGTTACTTTACCTGCAGATAATTCTGTTATAGATGATTTAAGCCCAGGGTTTAAATTAACAGTTTGGAATAATCAAGGTTTTGCTATATTAAGAAATGTAGAAATACAGCACGTAGATAAAGACAATAACGTTTTAACTTTCTACGATCAACAATCAGCTAACTTACAAATGGGTGGGTATTCTTTGGTTTTTCAAAGAGATGGTGCTTTAAACTTTAGTACAGTAAGTAAGACTCCAGTTTTAGTAACAGGATTGAATGTAATAGATAATTTGCTTTTTTGGACTGACAATAGATCTGAACCTAAAAAAATAAATATTGATAGGTGTAAAAAAGGTTGCACCGATTTCACAACCCACACACAACTGTATGTAACGAACCCTTTAACTTATGATTACAACCTAGC